AAAAGCCTATACGACGACGGGTTTGTTGTAACGGATTTATACCCGCATAGTGGACCGAATGCGCACAAATCTACTTCTACGAAGGTATGGTTTGATGAGTACTTGTTCCCTACGATTGCTTCATTCGCAGGGTTTGAGGCCGCATTGTGGACTATGGACAACATCAAAGACGGTAAGCATGGCGATGATGTTATCGCAGCGAAGCGTGACAGGGAAGATGCTAGGGGCGACGTTTACAGCGTTCTAGCAAAAGCCCGTAAAGCTATGTTGTCTTTGGAAGAAAGCGGCGGAGCCAATACTTCCCGATCTGCAGAAGTTCGTATAGCAGATGAGGTCTCTAAGCTTATTAATTTAGTAGGCACTGAAGGCATTGTTCTTAAGAACTTCAAACTCGATGATACGTTTGACGTGCTCGGTGGGCTTAACTTCTCACAGACACTGAAAGCAATCAAAGCGATTGCAGACGGAAAGTTGGAAAAGTTTGAGAAAGAGCTTGACCAGTCTTAGACAACAACGAGGTAGGCACAATCTAGTGCCTACTTCACGCAACATCTACCAAGAAGTTCTGTATCGTTGTAAGACACAGCGTAGACTAACAGAACTTCACAAACTTCGATACAAGCGCAAGCTTGTGAAACTTCTTAGAAGTTATGAACGATCTAAGGACAACGAGTATCGGAGTTTACGGTAACAACAACGGGGCAGGCACAATCGGTGCCTGCTTCACTCAACATTAATATAGGAGGCAACAATGCCAGAACTAACAAGAAAAGTTACAGGTATAGATACCACAACAGGTATTGTACACTGTAGACCAAGAACAATTAGTGCAATAAGTATACCAGACTTAATAGACAGTCGTATGCACGAGGTACAAGAGAAGGTAGACGCGACAATGACAACGGTAGACCCGTTTATTGTAGGAGATACTGAATGTGTGGCGTTACGAGAATACTACGAAGAAGTAGAAGCAGCGGCTTGGACACACGTTCCTGATCCTTTACCTGAAGAGGGACACGCGGACATGCCTGACAATACTGCTATGATAGTAACAGTAGATTGGTATAGAGAATATCTTATGCAAGTTGAAGTAATGAATTTGTTACATGATGTTGCGCAGGGTATATTTGGAAGCCAACACAAAATCTTAAACATACAACTTAAGGTAGAGTTATAATGGATCATGATCTTCTTATGGCTTGGTTGAAGAACATAGTAGCGGCATTAGTTGCAGGTGCTACTGTGGTACTAATAATAGTCTTCTTCTGTTCACTATAAGTCATTGGCCCCTTCGGGGGCCTTTGATACCAGTTACATTTTTAGCGTTGCGCCTCGCCAAGTCAAACAGATGTTCCCCAAATGTTCCCCCAACAAAACAAGGACGGGCGAACTACCTGCCGAGCAGGTAAAAACTATTTTATTGTCTGACAACATGTGTAGCCACGCGCCTTTCGGTGTAGCAATGTGTCTCTCACCTGCCGAGCAGGTAAACACGTTGGTGTAATATACCAGTTTCTAGTGTAGCGTTGCGCCTCAATGTAGCAACGTGTTCACCTGCCGAGCAGGTAGAATTGCAATGTTACCTCTTTCGTCCATACAAATAAGGCAATGTAACTTTTACCCCCTCTAATGTAACCTAATGTTACCTTTTTTTAGGGCAAAAAGTTACAATTCTAAACCTGCCTAAACCTGCCTAAACCTGTCTTGTAGTAGTTAGCAATGAAGCAAAAAACTATATATATATATATATATTATATAATGTTACCTTTTAGAAAAATTGTACCCAAACCGTACGAGATGAGGTCTCGCAGATACCTTTGTAACCTCCCAACATTCGCACCTCTCAGGATTGCTCAATTCTCAGAAAAAGGTAACATTGTAACATTTCAATCTTTTCAAATACTTACAGGAAAACACGAGGTTACAATAAGGAACAATATAGCACAATACACAAAAACACAGGTTTAAACACCAAAACCATGAAAAACTAATGTTCTAGCATTTATTGACATTTTAGTATACTTATGCTATACTATAAACATAATTGAACTCTATCAGAAAGGAACGTGTTGTGGTAAAAAATACAAAGCAGTTTATCGACCTGCCGAGCAGGTGGGCAACATGCACAGACTGTGGCGAAGAGTATGACATCAGGCGTTTGACACAAGCAGGTTTTTCAACCTGTATGGATTGTGGCGAGATAAACGCAAAGAAAGTTATACGATGCACAGTACCAATGCACAAGTCAAACATTATTGTGGTAAGCAGAAAAGAAGACCTACTATATTTAAACAAACCGTAAAGGAGAGAGACTATGAGTGAAGTAGCAAAAGAAAAGATGCTCATGAGAGCCGACGATATCGAAGACGTTCTCAACGACGTGTTCGCACGTAACATGCCAGAAAAGGGAGAAGATAAATTGAAAAAATCTTTAAAGAGACTGACTAACCACGTTTACAGGGAGTATGGTGTAAGATGCGATGATTACGAACCAACGTGTATCGTATGTAGAACATGGGAAGTTTTAGACGACTTAAAAGAAAGTGTTCAAAGAACAATCAAACCGAAAGGAGAAAAATCATGAACATGATGACAACAACAGCACTCAACACGTCTGTAGTGCCAGACATATCCTCAAGCTTCTTGGGGATCAATTTGAATATCGGTGACTATCGTACCAAGAAGTTGGACAGCCGAATAACTAAACAGATCAACGACCAACATGGGGTGAACAGTCCTAAAGCCAGAGAAGTCACAGGTCTGTACAAAGACTTGATGGGACATTGCGAAGAACTGACAACAATACACACACATGTCTCTGCAACACGTAGGTACTATACTGGCGCAACCCTGCCTTTGGGGAATGAGAAGACACGTATATGTTCTAATGGCAGATACTTTGGTAGCAACCAAACAGACGGTATATGGAATACTTTACAAGCCATGCAATCGGACTTCTACAAATTCAAATCTATACTGATGCCCATGTATGAACATATGCGTGACGTTGAAGCACCGAAAGTATTTGGTGATCTGTACAACAGAGCCGACTACTTGTCTCTCGAAGATATGGACAAGCGTTTGTACTTCACGTTGGAGACAGTGCGCATACCACCCATGAGCCACCCCATGCAAGGTGTCGAGAAGGAACGGCAAGAAGTGATAGACGAGTTGATCGCAAAGCAAAACGTAGAAGTGTTCAAAGAGATGAAGCGTGACATGTTTATGCGTCTTATCACACCTCTTCAGAACATGTCCCTACGTCTCGACTACAGTGAGAACGACAAAGGTGAGCAAGTCAAGAACGGCTTCAAGGATACGTTGGTTACAAACGTGTACAGCATACTTGACTTAATTAAGCACGATAATTTTGATGATGACCCCATACTAAAAGATGCAGTAAGGAAGATGGAGTACGCATTGCAAGGGGTCACACCAGATGGGCTACGCCATGATGAAGTATTGCGTAGCAACACGAAGCGTCAAGTAGATGACGTTCTTTCAACCCTGCCGACACTCGGCTAATTAACCCACCTGCTCAGCAGGTACAACAAGGAGTAAATATAATGGCTAAGAATATAGCAACGACTAACTTTCAGATGAACATCGACAACGCAGTACAGGCAATCGCCTTGCTTGGGTCAGATATCACACACATGTTGAGAGGTGATATGGGTAATGGTAAATCTTCAACCCTGCCTATGGTTGGCGAGATACTACCTAAACACATTCTATGTTACGTGGACTGTAGCATGCTTGATCTTGGTGACGTGATGTTACCAGACATCAACGAGATAAGACAGACTGTGAATGAGGAGATACAATCAGCAGTTGATAAAGCAGTTGAGAAGCAAGTTGAACCTGTTGTTCGCAAGTATGTGACCTATGCACCGAACGAAGCATTTGGTATTCATTTCAACGTGCCTGTGATTATTATGCTCGACGAGTTGGGTAAAGCCAATCAGTCTGTACAACTTGCACTCACACGACTAATGCAAGAGCGACAGTTGGGTAACATGAAGCTACCCGAAGGGAGCATCGTCTATGCCACAACCAACAAAGGTTCAGAAGGTGTTGGTGACATGATGCGTATGCACACATGCAATCGTCTAACATTCATTGACTTGCGTAAGAGCAACAACATGGAGTGGATTGAATGGGGTATCAACAAGAAGGGTAAGAAGATCAACCCTATCGTTCTTGGTTATGCCAAAGACAACCCACAGATATTCGCAGCGTTTGAGGACGTGGAGAGACCCGAAGATAACCTTGCTATCTTTCACCCGAAAGACCCAAGTAGAGTTTCATTCGTGACAGGTCGTTCCCTTGAGAAAGCATCGCACATCTTGGATCAGCGTGACAAGTTTGATACGCACACGTTGACATGTCTACTCATGGGTACTCTTGGGGCGCACACAGGTAAGGACATTATGACCTTTGTGACCTTGGCAGACAAGTTGGTGAAGCGTGAGGACATACTCAAAGATCCAAACAACGCACCGTTGCCACAAGACGCGAGTTCAACATGTATGGTAATATTTAAAGCACTTGCATCTATGGACAGAGAGTTTGTCACACCGTTTATGACATATCTTGATCGGTTGAGTAATGAAGCCAAAGGTATGTTCGGCAATGGTGTAAAAGATGAGAAGTATTTTGCTCGTAGTATGGTGATGAACACCCCGAAGTTTCAAGAGTTTGCAGGTAAGTACAACTACATGTTTACAACTGGGAAGGTGTAGGTATGGGGTATCATAATAGAGGACTAGCATTTCGACGCACTATGGCACATAGAGCCAGAGTGAAACATCGTGATAACTATACAAAATTAAATAGTTATACACGTTCTCGCTCACCTTCTGTAGAGAAGATATGTGAGGTTGTTGGCACAAGAGAGAAACTAAGACGTTTCAAGTGTCGTTGTGATTTTTGCAGACCACAAGCGAGGACTGTAGAATTTATTAGAATTGAAAACAAACATAGGAAGGACTTAAACAATGGAGGGACAAACAATGCTTAGTGTAGGAAGAGCGTTAACAGAAGAACAACGGTTGGACAAAGCCGTGATCGCAGTCATGGGCAATATGACTTACCTTGCCTTGGGTGCAGTGCTGATGATCGGCGAACGAAGCATCAAGGATGATGTACCAACAGCGAACACTGATGGGAGAAACGAATCATACGGACGCAAGTTCGTGGCTAGTATCTCTGACAGTGGGTTACGATATGTCGTAGTCCATGAGTGCAAGCACAAAGCGTATCGGCATCTTATCACATGGCAACATCTATGGAAGATCAACGCACATCTTGCGAACTGTGCTATGGATTTTGTTATCAACCTTGAGATCGAAGACGAGAACAAGGACAGTAAGTTTTGTACCAGACCTGTGATTGATGGTAGGGTTATCGGACTGTTGGACGAGAAGTATCGTGGTATGGATACGGCTGAAGTGTTCTGGTTACTTCATGAGGAAACAGATGGGGGGAAGAACCCTCCCCCCGAAGGGTGGGGTGAACCTACTGACACTCATGGTTGGGAAACAGCCCAAGACATGTCGGCAGAAGATAAGGAAGAACATATCAAAGAAGTCGAGGGTGCTATACGTGAGGGCGTGATGGTAGCAAGTAAGCTAGGTAGTGGTGGAGACCGTACCCTTGAGGAATTACTTGAAACTCAAGTGCCGTGGCAAGAGAAGCTACGAGACTTCATGTATGAGACATGTGTGGGTAAGGACAGGGCTACGTTCAAGCGACGCAACCGCAGATTTCCAAGGGGTGTATTCATGCCAAGTGGTATAGCTGAAAAGGTTGATGCCTTGGTGTATTGTATAGATGCATCTGGCTCTATTGGTCAAAGAGAGATAAGTGTTAGCTTAACAGAAGTGGTGGAGATATGTCGAGTTGCTACACCGTCATGCGTGTGGATACTATACTGGGATACAGAGGTGTGTCGTGCAGAGAAGTACGAGATGCACGAAATCGACAACATTGCTAAGTCAACCAAGCCAAGCGGAGGTGGTGGTACTATGGTAGAGTGTGTTCCTAAGTACATGGCAGAGCATGGTATCAAGCCACAAGCTACTATCATATTGACTGATGGTTACTTGGGTGGATCATGGGGCAGTTGGGATTGTCCTACACTGTGGTGTATCTTGGACAACAAGAGTGCCAATCCAAGTGTCGGTCAAGTAATTCATATTAAATCAAGAGACCTATAAACAATATGCTACCTGCTCGGCAGGTAGTTCAATTAAATTAAGGAGAGAGAGTATGACAAAAATATATATAGTTAAGTCTAGTCTAGATTTAGCTATGCAGTCCGCAGATTATGATCGTGGAATCTTTGACAACATAAAATCTGCCGAAGCTGAATTAAATAAAGCAAAGAAAGAGAAACCATACGATCACCATGAGATACGCATATACGAATTAAACGATCAAGGTGAATATAAAATTGTAAAAGGAGAAGCAGAATGAATTACAGAGATACAAACCAATCAGTCGAAGACTTTGCTCAGATGGCAGAGAACTACAACACAACCAAACCTGTTGTCAGTAAGAACCACACAAGGGAGGATAACATCAGACCTGTGGGTAGACGGTCACGCAAGCATGAACATATGATAAAGGTATCAGCGTACAAGTACATGATCTATGACGGTTACTGTGCAGGAGATCCAAAGTTCAAGTCTTGGGGTAACAAAGTGCCACCGACAGAGAAAGAAACTCTAGCCCTTGCACCGATTGTGTGGACGCTATCACCGAAGGGTGACATTGAGACTATACGAATACGCAATGGGTCAGGTAATTGTGCACATTGTTCTCGTTATACCTTTCTTGAGAACACGTTACCACTAGGACTACGATTTATTGTTCACAATGGTAAGCAGTACATCAGCAATGGCACACAATACCTATTGCCCAAGAGCAGATACAATCCGTTTTATCCCCCTAATGCGTATAATACCCTGCAAAATGGTTTTCCAATGTCTGTGAAAGACGACAAGAAGTATCTGACCTTTGCTCGCAAAGTTGGTAGTGACAGATACGATTGGAAGGTAATTGGTGATACGTGGACGATACAACACGAACGTAAACGTGTTGACACAAAATATAAAGCAAAGATCAAGCCCCATGCAGACGTGTTCTACAAGTGGTTAGATGTTATGCATAGTTTCATCATGCCCGATTTTAGCAATAGTCCTAATCAATGGAGAGAACGTAGGGAGTATGTAGAGAAAGCAGTTGAAGAACTAAATGGGTTTCTTAGCACAGGCGATGCTACTTCAAGACATCAGTACACAGGGTATGGGTGGACACACCCTCGCCATATAGAAAGACCGAAGGAACAACATGGTAAACTACTTAAGATTATGAGTACAGACCAACACCCCATGCGTATGCAGTTGGGTGTAGATTTTCTACGCAATGTAGACTTTGCAAATATTACTAGTGGATCAGAAGTAAGAGCAAAGTACAATTCTTATGTCAACAAGGTGTTCGGACTTGTTGGTACACTCAGTGACGAAAAAATAGTAAAGGAGAGAAAATGAAAAATAAAAAACACAATGCACATGTAAAAGCATGGAAGCATCATAAGGAAGCAATTGAGGTCATGTTGTGGGTGTCTCAGATGATGGGATTGCCAGAGAATTTGACCAACTCGCAGATGCACGTTGTTGGGAGAAAGGTGAAGAAGTCTAAACGTCTTCAGAGATTGGCTGACGTAAATATAATTGCTAATCAAACAATGTTTCAGTTGTACGGACATAAACAAAGAGAAACAATACATTAGAGAAGGAGAGAGAAATGAGTAATAAGTTATATACAAGAGTTAGTGCGTTAACGCCTGTAACAGATGAGGACGTGTTGAGTTTACGTAGTACACCGTTACAAAAGTTTGCGTTAACCTTAACTCAACATATGCGTGGTATTAAGTTTGGTCTAACGGGTCAACGTAATGAAGGTGCAAATTATCTATGGGTCTACATGGACGAACAACCATTTGCTATGGGCTATATAGCCTACGGGGATTGGCAGACTGAAGTTGTAGGTGACAGCAAGTTTGTAGTATATGCACACACCATTATTAACGGTAAGTATAATGGTGGGGATCAACAAAAAATTGCAGCCTCCGTCCATCTAGACAAGGGTATTAAAAACGCAAAGAAGTACTTACGAAATTTTAATGCGCTAGACATTGCACAGGCTGAACTTGACGGTATAAGAAATTCGTTTAACTCAATAAAGTATACTGTACAAAGAACAAAGCGAACAAACTGGGACAACATGACTTCTGGTGCAGGTGAGGACGTGTTGTTGTCAGAGTTTCGCAACATGGTTGCATCGGGCTATGAGTTTGTTAACAATGATTTACGTGATAAAGTACAAGAGTATATTGCGTCAGTTGATGAAGACAATGATAGATCGCAAAAGACTTTGGACGTTGCATTTGTACGTGTGTTCAATAAATTTGACGAGCAGACTTTTGAGGTTGTCAGAATGTATGGACTTCACAAGATGAGTAGACCACCAAAGGATGATGTTGAAACCTATACGAGCGATACACTTCCCGCTCAGCTCATGGGTAAGTTAACAACCCTCAACATGGTCGCACATAAAGATTATGTAGAAGGTGTTGGGTTTAACTCTGGTGATGGCATGTTCTATGTCCAACTCTGACAAACAAGTTCACAGTAAGTTACCTGCTGATACTTTATACAATGTATACCTAGATAAAGACACTAAAAGAATAAAGGTGATATGTTTAGGTATAAATTGTATTGACAACTCATTAAAAGACAGCTATGACAGTTGGGAAGATCTACCAAAGTGGATGAAAGATAAAATAGCTGTACTTATGATGTTAGAAGTGAGAGGCTTTATGAGTACTGCTTTAGACGATGAGGTCAAAGGTATCGGTATGCGAGGTCAAGGTGAAGACAAGTTTTGGGTCTATGGTTAACTACCTGCCGAGCAGGTTGAACAATATGTTGGGGAACCTTCGGGTTTCTCAACGAGACCAGTTCCCGAAACCAGTGCCTGATTTGATAGACTTGGAAGTAAAAATAACAGTTAGAGATCAGCTAACACATAAAACAAAAGAGGTCATGTTTGACGGTGTATTGTCAGATGAGACACTACTTATGATATATAGGGACGTAGACAGGGAGATAAAGAATGGTGCTAACACCAGAAGCAAAAGTAAAAAAGGTAGTGGTAAGACAGCTTAAGCTGTTAGGAGCATATTACTTTTATCCAGTTACAGGTGGCTACGGTATGTCAGGTGTTCCCGATATTGTCGGGTGCTACAAAGGTACGTTCTTTGGCATTGAGTGCAAAGCAGGTAGCAACAAGCCTACAGCACTACAGCTTAAAAACCTAAAAGATATTGAATTAGCAGGGGGCATAGCCGTTGTTTGTAACGAGAAGAATATGAATATCGTTGAAGATTTATTGAATTGGTCGGGAGATAGACAGTTGGAGTTAAACTAGTGGGGTTTTGTTAATTTACCCACTAGGGCGTAAGCAGTGAGAGCGTTGGTTTTAATTGTGGGCTGTTATCCACTGCAACAAGGGCAAGTCACTCCTTTCTATATGACTATAGACTTGTGACCTTGTGATGGTAGGACATCTAAAAATCTAGTCCCTGTGGACGTGTTGTAGAAGCCACGTTGATTTTTCACGCAGGGGCGACCATAAAAATAAAAGGAGAGAGAAATGACTGTAAAAAAATTACTTAGAGCAAAAGATGTTTTAGCTATTACTTTAATTAGTAACTCGACTATGTACGAACTTATAAAAGAAAATAAATTTCCTAAACCAATACGAATTGGGAGAAGGGCTGTTGCATGGTTAGAGAGTGATATTCAAGAATGGATAGACAGTAGACCTACAGCAGGTAGTTGGGAATTTCCAGAAAAAAAATTATAGGGAGAGAGAATGAAAGAAGTTGTTACATACGTTGCGTTGATTGTTATGGAGTTCAACGATGAAGCAACGTGCAATGCGTTTTATAAAAATTACAATTCAGCAGAGGGACACACACCCACATGTGCTAAAGTAATAAGTTTTGAAGGCGACCGTGATTTAACTTACGGTATTCTTGACCATGTAACACCACCCCCGATACCAAGACCAGAGGCTATCGGAGAAATAGTGCCATGAAACACAGGCAGTATTGTCTAGACAAAATTGGGCTTAAAAGAGGTAATGTGTATGAGCATCTTGATACAGAGATTTTTGAATGGCTTATTGATGAGGCAATTAAAATTAAAGCCGATAGTTTAGGTTTAACAATAGCGTCAATATTAACAGACGTATACCACGAAGAACAGGGAGAAGAGAATGAAGAGAGTAAGAAGATCTAAGAAAGCAGATAAAGTATGGCAATACCTACTAAAGAATAAATTAGCTACAGCGTCAGAGGTAGCGAAAGCCTGTAAGGTATCTTATGGATATGCCTACAAGTTAATGAGTAAAGTATCCACACCAAGAGAGGTGTTTGAGAAAGAAGCCAACAAACTAGACCGTTGTGATCTATTGCGTGAAGCAGTGAGCCTTACAGGTGGTAATAGGTTAAAAGACTATGGTAGTCCTGTTGATAACCACCAACACATCGCCCGCATTTATACGGCTATCACAGGTAAACATGTTACAGGGAGAGACATAGCTATAATGCACCAAGCGACAAAGTTGGCACGTCGGCAAACAACCCCTTTAGAAAAAGATCATTACATAGACAACATGGCGTATGTTGGGATTGAGTATGAGTGCGTAATGGAAGAGGAAGAGTGAAATGAATAATAAATGTGATCTTTGTAATGAAAAAGCAGTTATTCAACAAAATAACCAAAGCAAGTTTTATTGTGCAGTGTGCGCTTTAAAAAAACAAAAAGAAGAGAAGAGGAAGAGTGAGTGATGGATTTAATTACTCTAGACTTTGAAACGTATTACGATAAGAACATATCTTTACGTAAGATGACAACAGAAGAATATATACGTGACCCATTGTTTGAGGTTATAGGCGTATGTGTTAAGGTAAACAACGGAGCAACAGAGTGGGCGAGTGGCACGCATGAACAGATTAAAAAGTATTTGCACACTTTTAAATGGTCGGAGTCTATGGTTCTTGCTCACAACACGATGTTTGACGGTGCTATACTTAATTGGCATTTTAACATTAGTCCTCGTGTATATACCGATACTCTTTGTATTGGTCGTGCTGTTCATGGAGTTGAACATAGTGTAAGTCTCAAGGCGTTGGCTGAACGGTATGACCTCGGAGTTAAGGGAGATGAAGTCCTTAACACTTTAGGTAAGAGACGTGAACAGTTTACAGACGAAGAATTAGGACGGTTCGGTGACTACTGCGTCAACGATGTAGAGTTGACATACAAACTATTTACGAAGATGGCTAAAGGGTTTCCCAAGAAAGAACTTAAACTTATTGATACGACATTGCGTATGTTTGTAGAGCCTGTCTTACGCTTGGATCACGCACTACTAGAAAGACATCTTATAGAAACACGTTCACGTAAAGAACACTTACTCTCCCAGGTCGAGGGCGCGATACGTGACGACTTGATGAGTAACCCCAAGTTTGCAGAGTTACTAAAAGGTCTTGGTGTTGAACCCCCTATGAAGATAAGTCCGACAACAGGAAAAGAAACTCTTGCTTTGGCAAAGTCAGATGAAGGTTTTAAAGCACTTGAGAGCCACCCAGACGAAAGGGTGCAGCAGCTTGTAGCAGCAAGGCTTGGCAATAAAAGCACATTAGAAGAGACACGAACGCAGAGATTTATAGACATACATACTCGTGGGTTATTGCCTGTACCTGTTCGATATTATGCAGCGCACACAGGACGTTGGGGTGGTGATGATAAGATTAATCTACAGAACTTACCTAGCCGTGGTGTCAATGGTAAGAAGTTAAAGCAGAGCATACTTGCACCAGAGGGATGCACGTTGATAGACGCTGACTCCGCACAGATTGAGGCAAGAGTATTGGCGTGGCTTGCAGGGCAAGATGATTTAACCCAAGCGTTCAGAGATGGCGAAGATGTATATAAGAAGATGGCATCACGCATCTATGGGGTCAAAGAAGAAGATGTTACTAAGGATCAACGGTTCGTTGGCAAGACAACTATCTTGGGTGCAGGGTATGGTATGGGGGCGCAGAAGTTTCAGAACCAACTGCAAACATTCGGGTTTGATATGGAGTTAGATGAAGCACGGCGCGTCATAAAGATATACCGTGAAGCTAACTACAACATTAACAAGTTGTGGAGAGATGCACAACTCTACCTGCAGCACGCATCTACGTTTGGTCTAAAGGATGTATTGAAGATAGAAGATGGCACAATAATACTACCGTCTGGTTTGAAGCTACGATACGAAGACTTACAGTTTGACCAAACCGATAGAGGTTTTGAGTTTCATTACAAAGTTCGACGTGGGCGTAACAGGATATATGGCGGTAAGGTTATAGAGAACGTATGCCAAGCCATAGCGCGTTGTATTATTGGCGAACAGATGTTGAAGATAGCGCAGAAGCATAGGGTCGTTTTGACAGTTCATGATTCTGTGGTATGCTGCGTAAAAGATGAGGACGTAGTAGAAGCGCAAGAGTACATCGAAGAATGTATGCGTTGGACACCCGATTGGGCAAAAGGTTTACCGATTAATTGTGAATCGGGAACAGGCAAATCATATGGTGATTGCGAATGACAGATGAAGAAGAAAAAGAAGAAGCTAAAAAACTTTTTAAGAGAAGGAAATGGGCTGACTTACAACATGCAATTCACGATCCTAATTATGTTGATAATTCTATTTTAGATAAAGATGCAGACGAATGGTTGATTCGTTTAAGTACCATGGATTATAAATTAGAAAGAAGCCCTCAAGAAATGGAACGAAGATATGTTGCAAATAAAAAAAGAGAGGGAAAGTGAGCATAGCACCGTGGTCATTTAGTAGAGTAAAAAGCTTTGAGCAATGTCCGAAGCAGTTCTATCATATGAAGGTAGCTAAAGATTATAAGGAATCTTACACCGAAGCTATGCGTTACGGAACGGAGGCTCACCTTGTTGCTGAAGAGTTTATTCGTGATGGGAAGCCAGTGCCTGACAAGTTTGCTTACATGAGAGGTCCCTTGGAAGCTTTAAGTAGAAGACGTGGCAACAAGTTGACAGAGATACGTATGGGTTTGACAGCGGACCTAGAGCCTTGCGAGTTTAAGGCTAAGAATGTGTGGTGGCGTGGTATTGCTGATCTTGTTATTATGGATAAAGAAACTGCGTGGGTGGTGGACTACAAAACAAGTAAGTCTGCCCAATACGCTGACAAAGGACAACTTGAATTAATGGCTATGGCAACCTTTAAACACTTTCCCAAAATAAAAAAAGTTCATGCAGGGTTGTTATTTGTTATAGCAAAAAAACTTATTAAGCAAAAATATACAGATGACATGCAACCTGCTTTGTGGGATAAATGGTTAGCGAACTATGATCGTATGGAGGTTGCGTACAAAGAAGATGTATGGAACGCAAGACCAAGTGGGCTATGTAAACGCCACTGTGCAGTAATTGAATGTGTATATAATGGGAGTAATTGATGCCGTATACAAAATCACCTAGACCCTACAAGAAAGAATATAAGAAACAGAAAGAACGTGGGGAACACCCCGATAGAATGGAACGTCAACGTGCCAGACGCGAGTATGACAAGAAAGGTATTAACCGTAAAGGTAAAGATGTTTCACACAACAAAGCCCTAGCCAAGGGTGGGTCAAACAAAGATGGGACGAGATTAGAAAGTCCTTCAAAGAACCGTGCAAGAAACGGACAGAAGGATAAGAAGAAAAAGAAATAAATAACTTGGGAGAGTTAAATGAAAATTATAGATGATAAGGCGTTGTTGCTACGCCTACGTGATCCTAGTAAAGTAACGAGTATCATACCTAAAAGCAAAAATGTTGGAAACAATAAAGTTGTTGTGCATTGGGGATTGCAAGAAGCAGTGAGCCTTAATGCTTTGGATATAAAAGCACCGTCACCCATAGAAAAATTGTATCAGTGGACAGGTAAACACAAACCGTTTAAGCACCAGATAACAACAGCGTCTTTCTTTACGTTGAACAAGAAAGCGTTTTGTTTTAACGAGCAAGGCACAGGCAAGACAGCGAGTGCTATATGGGCATCAGATTATTTACTTAAGCAAGGTATTATTAAAAGGGTGTTAGTTATCTGCCCTCTCTCGATCATGGACAGTGCATGGCGTGACGACCTGTTCACCTTTGCTACACATAGAACAGTATCTGTAGCTCATGGTTCATCAGAAAAAAGAAAGAAGATTATTAACGAGGGTTCAGAATACGTTATTATAAACTACGATGGTGTAGCCATAGTAGCAGATGAAATAAAGAAAGGTGGGTTTGATCTTATTATTGTGGACGAGGCAACACACTATAAGAACGCACAAACTACACGGTGGAAAACACTAAGAAAGTTAATTACAGAAGATACGTGGTTGTGGATGATGACAGGAACACCTGCTGCCCAAAATCCTACAGACGCATATGGCATTGCAAAACTCGTAAACCCTAACGGAGTGCCAAGGTTTTTTGGAGCGTTTAAAGATCAACTTATGTACAAAGTATCTCAGTTTACTTGGAAAGTTAAACCCACGGCTACAAACACGGTGTTTAGAGCGTTGCAACCTGCGATACGATTTACAAAAGAACAATGTTTAGATTTACCAGACATGGTGTTCACTAAACGAGAAGTAGAACTTACGGCTCAACAAAAGAAGTACTACAAACAACTCAAAGATAAAATGGTTATGGATATAACAGGGGAACATGTTACCGCTATAAATGCAGCTGTGAGCCTTAACAAGTTACTACAGATATCCGCAGGGGCTGTATATACAGATGAGGGTTCAACTTTAGAGTTTGATATCAAACACCGATATAAAGTTTTGCGGGAAGTCATTGATGAATCGAGTCAAAAAATATTAATATTTGTACCCTTCAAGCACGTTATTGATATACTGACAGACAAATTAAGAGGCGAAGGTATAACAACTGAGGTTATACGTGGGGATGTACCTGCTCACAGAAGGACAGATATATTTAAATCTTTTCAAGAAAACAAAGACCCTAGAGTTCTTGTTATACAACCACAGGCAGCAGCACATGGGGTCACGTTGACAGCTGCTAACACAGTGGTGTGGTGGGGACCTACAAGTTCGTTAGAAACTTATGACCAAGCCAACGCCAGAGTACATAGATCAGGACAGAAGCACAAATCTACTGTAGTACAACTACAAGGTTCTGCTGCTGAAAAACACGTTTACAAGTTATTAGACAAAAGAATTAACGTTCACGCTAAATTTGTCGATTTATATAAAGAAATACTTGACTAACGTAGATTTAGTCACTATATGTACTATTCTAACATATAACAGGAGTGAGAGTAATGGGTGAAAAATTTATAACCCCCGATAAGTTGACTAGAACTTATATAAAAATACGAGCAGAACGGTCTTTGCTATCCGCAAAGTTTAAAGAAGAGGACGATAAACTCTCAAGACAACTAGACCGTATAAAACAGGCAATGCTTGACCATTGTGAAAGAAACAATGAAATAAGCGTAAGAACCGTTGAAGGTCTTTTCTTTAAGTCTGAAAGAACGAAATATTGGGTAAGTGATTGGGATGCCATGCACGACTTCATAAAAGAAAATGATGTTCCAGAACTTCTTGAAAATCGTGTAAGTCAAAAGAATATGAGAGAATACCTAACGGATAACCCAACTAAAGTTCCTGACGGTTTAAACACCGAAAAGGAAGTAGTAATTTCTGTGAGGAAAAAATGAACGAACCTTTCGTAACTAAAGGAGAATTGGCTAAACACTTAGGTGTTTCTAGTTCTACCATACGTGTTTGGACAAGTAAAAAACTTATCCCTGAACACACTTATCTAAAAGTAAATAATACTTATAGGTATAAATTAAACGCTGTTTCCGACGCATTAGTGGAGCAACGTTTGCAAGAGAGTAAAGAAAAAGCCACAAAACAAAAAGAAACAGTACATGTGGTTGATTCGATCAAGAATATGTACAAAAACAACGACGATCTAGACCTTAATGATCTAGACGAAGATATATAAATAGGAAGTGGAGAAGCGATTATGAGTGAAGTATATTTAATAAAAAACGTAGAGGCTCTTTGGCCTAAGATTAATACTACTTATCATTTTGATAACAAGGTGAATAAGTCTATGCCCTGCGGTGCATTAGAAGACGGTGCAGAGTACTCTATACAATTTAAGATGAGTGAAGCTGTTGCAAAAGATTTATTTATGTCTATGTCTAAGTCTTACCAAGCAAATAGAAAAGAAAAATGGGCAACTAAGCTAGACAAATCTGTGCTTGTTAAAGACGACGATGGTATGTACACCTATAAGGCTAATTTAAAAGGTGCATATAATAACGTGGTATCAAAAAAACCAATACAGTATGATGCAAAAGGTACAAAGTTACCAGATGACTTTTTACTTACGACAGGTAGCACTGTAAATATTGCTGTAACATTTAACCCCTATGACTTTGGGGGTAAACAGAGTGTTAATCTTAGATTAAGGGCTGTGCAAGTTGTTAAGTACGTGCCTTTAGAGGATAGAAATCCTTTTGACACTGTTGATGGTTTTACCATAGAAGATGAGTCAAATCCTTTTGATACAGAGGTAGAAGAGGAAGAGACTATCGACGATCCAAAGAAGGTTGTTAAAAAATCAACTCCTCCACCCAAAGGTGATGACGATGACCTAGATGGTATTATTGATGATTGGGACGATGCCCCGAAGGATGACTAATCCTAATTACTAATATACTGTCTCACCACGGCTATTCGGTATTTCAATGCCTAGCCGTGGTGTCTTTAAACATGGGTGGAGATTATGGAAACAAAGACATTTTTAGAAAGGGTGTTAGATAGTGGTGGTTATTATGCTGTATTGGGGTTCAAGGGAGAACACACAAAACAAAAATTTTACGACTCTATAGATGCCGTTGTAGACGCTTCTCACAACTTAGATGTGGAAGGCTACGAAACTTATTTTGGATTAGCTACATTTAAAACTGCGGACTCTCGCAAGGTAGACAATGTAAAATCCCTTAGTTCATTTTATCTTGATTTAGATTGCGGTGAAGGTAAAGACTATCCTAGCCAAGAAGAAGCATACAAAGCTTTGCGGACATTCTGCAAGAAGTTAACCTTACCCAAACCTGTTCTCATGAACTCAGGGTATGGTATACATGTATATTGGACTTTGACGCATAGTGTAACTTATGATGAGTGGTTGCCTGTAGCGTCGAAGCTAAAGAAGTTATGTGTGGAACATGGGTTGAACGCTGACCCTGTTGTAACTGCCGATAGTGCAAGAATACTACGTGTACCCAATACTCACAACTATAAGCACAACACGTCGAGGGCTGTTAGGCTATACGTGCCTGGACTACCTACTTCTTTAGACTTTAGTGAGTTCTCTGACTTACTTGGTGGGGGTATAACACAAGTACCTAAAACCTATGATATGGAGATAAGTGCATTTAAAAAAGGAATGATAAGGGACTCCGACTATAACTTTAAAACTATAGTAATTAAAACCAAAGAAGGCACAGGGTGCGAACAAATAAAAAATATTATTATAAACCAACAGAGTATAGTTGAGCCTTTGTGGAGGGCAGGTATATCTATTGCGAACCACTGCAATGATGCGGAACAAGCTATACACATAATGTCTAAAAATCACGAAGGGTACACAAAAGAAGCAACGCAAAGAAAAGCTGATTTAATAAAGGCTCCGTATGGTTGTGATAAATTTGATGAATACAATCCTGACGTATGCACGTCCTGTAAACATTGGGGAAAGATTACAAACCCTTTAGCTTTAGGTCGTTCGATTAAGAGAGCGCCTTCTCACAAAGATATACCCAACTACCCTAGCCCTTATTTTAGAGGTGCAAGTGGTGGGGTGTATATAAGAGTAAAGAACGCAGATGGTGAAGACGAGGATCGTCAGATATACCAAAACGATCTGTATGTGGTTAAGCGTGTTCGGGACGCAGAGATTGGAGAAGCTATTGTAATGCGACTTCATTTACCAAAAGATGGTATAAGAGAGTTTACAGTTCCGTTAACTTCTGTAACATCGAAAGAAGAATTAAGGAAACAACTGTCTATGCAAGGTATAGCAGTAACAAGGATGGATGAAATAATGCAGTATACAACAACATGGGTAACAGAGTTACAATCTCAAACAGTGGCAGATGAAGCACACAAACAGTTTGGGTGGACTAACGAAAACTTAGAAGGATTTGTTCTTGGCAACAAAGAGGTACGTAAAGACAGTATAGAGTTTAACCCACCTTCTACACAAACAGCAGGATTGTTTCCCTCGTTTGAACCAAGAGGTACGCTAGAAGATTGGATTGAAACAATTAATTTTTATAATCGTGATGGGTTTGAGTTACATCAATTTGTAGTAGGCACGTCGTTCGGGTCTCCTCTCATGGCTATGTCGCCAGTTAATTGTGCAGGGTTACATCTGCATGGGGGGTCAGGAGTAGGTAAGACAACAGCTATGGCAGCAGGGGCATCTGTATGGGGTAATCCAGAAGACCTTATTATACACGAAAGAGACACTTACAATACTAAGATGAACAGGGGTGAGGTATACCACAACTTACCACTTTACATGGACGAACTTACAAACGCTAGGGGTAAAGAACTTTCAAACTTAGCCTATCAATTAACAGGTGGTAGGCAACGAGGGCGTATGGCGGCAAGCAGTAACGCAGAACGATATAGGGGTGAAGCATGGAGTTTAATTTCTGTATCAACAGGCAATACAAGTTTGATAGAAAGTATTAATATTATTAAAGCCATGCCAAAGGCAGAAGCGCAGAGAATAATGGAGTGTCGTGTTAAGAAGATATATTTTGATACTAAAGAAGAGACTGATGTATTTAGCGCTCGCTTGCAGAATAACTACGGTCATGCAGGCGAGGTCTATATACAATACGTTATGGACAATCTGGATGAAGTTAAAAGAGTTTTTGAGAACGTACAAGCCGCCGTCGATAAGAAAGCAGGGTTAACTGCTGAGAACAGGTTCTGGTCTGTTCTTGTTGCTTCTACTATAACAGGATTGATGCTAGCAAAACGTGTAGGACTTATCACTTATGATACAAAAAAGATATTTGCGTGGGCGATAGAGAGGCTAAAAGAAAACAAACGTCAAGTTGAGGATATGAGTATATCAGTAGAAGAAACACTCAATGATTATATACACGAGCATTGGAGCAATGTGTTATGGATAAAAAGTACAGATGACTTACGCAAACAGGAAGGTGGGGTTACTGATCTTATTATACCCGAAGAACGTGCAAGGGTTAGACTTGTTGCACGATACGAGACAGATTTAAAACGTGCTTACCTTATACCAAAACCGTTGAAGGCTTGGTGCGGTGAACAACAGATAAATTATAGTTCGTTTGTGCATGACCTTAAAACTAAATTGGGTGCTAAAAGTACGAAGATGCGGTTAAGTAAAGGTACAAAAATGGACTTGCCTGTGACACATGTAATACAAGTAGATTGTTCGGTAGAGAATGAGAATAAGACAGGGGATACTGAAGACGAATGATCTTTGCCCTGATGGGGTTCGTATCATAGTTAATTGGGATCGTATGACAACAGGTTCCTCTGTGTTCATCTTGTGTATCAACACCCAGGCGGCACTACATAGCTTGGAAAAAATAACAAAAGATAAAGGGTGGCAGATAGAAACTCAAGTTCGTACAGAAAATAAAAAGTTAGGGGTTCGCATGTGGAGAATTGTGTGATATGGGTGGCAAGACAGATGTATTTCTGTCACTCTCCCTCCCAGACTAGACCGCCTTCGGGCGGTCTCTTTTTAAAAGAATGTAAAGCCTTGATCGTACTCAGATCGGCTTTGTTCTAACGCTCTTCGCATGAGGGGGCTTACGGTAACACCATCAACCATGTCTTTAGAAGTTTGCATGTGAGTTTTCATCGACCTGTCAATGGTCTCTTTAGTTATCTTAGCATCAGGGTGTTTCTTATTAAACTCGTCCATTTTATCTGCGACTTCATACACACCGTCCATATCGCCTGTACGTCTAGCTAAGTAGTATTGTTTTAGTAATTTACTACGTGTGGCATTTACTGCTTTATCTATTTTCTTAGTATCTTGACTCATCTCTTGTTTGAGTGTGTATTCTGCAGGTGCAAATCCTAATGCTTGTGCCGCATACAATCCAAAATTCATATCGTCAAAGATTAGATCTCCTCTACGTGTTCGTATACCTTCTTCTTGAACGAACCTTACAACTTTTGCAGGATTTCTAAACGCCGCAGGTAAAATGTTTTCTATACCACGTTGATACTCACCTCCTAATATCATCATACTACCTCTACCAATTTGAGAACCGTAACTGTATGCAACCCCACCAAACGCTTGCACTATGCTCTTTTCTACGGATGGATCAAAGTTGTATCGGTTAGAACCAAGTATTAGATTAGATAATCCGATACGTGCGGCTACGTCTACTTCTGCACCCAACAATCCTGTCGTAGCGTTAACACCTCCCTTAAAGAAACCTTCTCCAATAGCTTTACGTGTCAGTGTCTCGAAGGTTTCTTCGTCATCATCTACAAACAAGTTGTACAGACCTGCTATAATTCCGTACATTGTAAGTCCCTGTACCCCTGCAAGTGCCATCACAAAACCTTGAGTAGCCCAGAATTGTTTTGTAGCTTGTTTTCTGAGATAGGGGTCTTTCTCCATACCTATCATTTTTAAGAATGTCTTTGCTTGAGTGTAGTACATCTGCACACCAAACGTCTTATACATCATAGCTACACGACCTATGTTTTGTTGTGCAATACGCGGAGCAGTTGTTAACGTAGCGCCGCCGTTAGTTTGTTGTGTATCGTACATAGCCGTGTTGATGGCTTGTGTTGCTATTTGCCCGTCTGTTAGGTCTTTCTCGTTAGTGTTAGGATTTGGATTAGTAGCAAGTCTATCCATCTCAGTTAAGTAAGAAGCTACGAGTGTTACCTGACGGTTCATGCGTTCTGTTGTATGAAACGGAAGTGCAGAGTATGTTGTTAGTCTATCATAAAGTCGTGAAACTATATTACCTTGAGCCTTGCCAGATATTTCTGATCCAAGCGTGTCAAATATTAATGACCTGTTAAGTAGCCCACGATTAGATACTTCTTGCACAAAAGGTTGTATCATTTCTAAAAATTGTTTTTGTGTAAATTTTTTATTAGAGGCATTGACATAGTATACATCTTTATCGTCAATGTTCATGTCGTCACGTAGTGTTAAGTTTCCTTCTACATCTGCTATAAAATAATTGTCTATAGATGGGGCTGTTATTGCTTTTGTATACCCAGTTTTAATTCCAAACTTATTAATTCCAAACCGAGAACCTGTTCTCACACTCTTATCAGTGCCATATGCGGGTATGCGGTGGTCAAACCCTGCTCCTGTAAAGAGCTTGCCTGCAATCTTTAAGTTTGTCCCTGCTCGTTTAAATCCAATCTTCGCTGCGAGTGCAGGGTAAACAACGGTAGGTATTTGCACCGTATTAACAACGGTAGACGATACGTTAAATCCAATAGTACCTAAGAAAGCTATCCTGTTTGCATTCTGTGCAGCTCTTTCATACACGTTGTTAGGAGGGTTTATTGCAAAGTTAACTCGTGTTTCTATTTCATCTAATAATATTTTTGCGTCTTTTGAACCTAGTAGCTTGCCAAATTTTTTCTCGTAATCTGCTATCTTTTTATTAATAGCATCAATTCTTGTTTGATCGCCACTTGCATTAGCATCGCGCCTCAAAGTTAAAAGATTATCAGCAGAAGGTTGGTTTTCATCTCCTTTGTTTTTTAACTCAACTTGTTCTGCTAAGTTACGAAGCTCGTCTCGTAATAAATCTGATGAGCGCATTTGTTGTATTTGCCGTGATAGATTGTACGCTTTTGTTTGAAACGCAAGTTCACTATTTTCAATATAACCTGCCTTATCTCCTCGACTTTGCATAGACTTAGCAAACGACGATTCGGGTAAAGCTCTTACAAACATTTGCATTATTTCGTTTTGCACAGAAGGTTCTACATTATTATCTTTTAAAACATCAAGTGTTTGTTTAACCCAACTACCTGTAGGGGCTTTATCAAAAGTCATAGTCTCAAATTTTGTAAATTCTGCTATTGTTTCTTCTTTTACTTTACCTGTTGCCAAAACGTCTCTACGTGTTCTTCTAGCCGCGCCAGGGGTTTCAAACGCTTGGACTACATACTCACCCGCATTTGTTTCGTAGGTTAACCAATAGTCACCTTCTCTTGTTAAAGGAAAGTACGGTTCAATTAATTCTTTTTTAAATAAATTTCCTAATACATCGTTTCTTAATGTTTTTACTTGATCTTCTGTTAAGTTTAAATCAGGAGAAGCTATTTTGTAAAAAATGCTTTCTTTAAGTTGTTCATACAACGCTTTATATGTATCACGCATAGCTTTGTATTGGGCTTGACCACTTTCACCTAGTTTAGTCCAATCTCCATTTTCAGCATTAAATGCTACCCACGTATCTAATAGATCAGCATTACCATCTCTATCTGTTTTAGAAGAACCGTCTTTGTTCATGTAAGTTTCTTTATCCAACGAGGGGTCAACACGCCGTGTTGTGCTTTTATACACCACATCATCAAAAGTTTTTGCTAAAGTTGGGTTAGCAATTTTCCAATTTCGTAGGTTTGTCAACGTACCATCAAGAGGTTTCTCTGCTTGGTTTACTGCACCCTGTTGTTTTTCAAATGCTTCGTGTATACGCTGTACATTTTCAAGTCCAAAGTAAGAGGCAACGTCGGCTAGTCCTTGAGACGGTAGTACTTTAAACCCTACAAACTTAGCTCCTTCATTGCCAATACTATTAAATAAACCTCCGACTGCATCTAAAAAACCACTTAAAGGTTTACCTTTGGCAGTGTTACCAAAATCATAATATCCTTTAACAATTCTGTTAGTTAATTCATTTACTTTTTTTTTACTAGTAGTCAGTAGCTCTAGGTCTCCTGCATTTCGATACTTAGGTGCAGGGGCAACAAGTTGTTCAAAGATGCTGTTTACTTCTGTAAGTGCGTCTGAGTTTAATGATACCAGTGGTCTGCCTGTTATGCGTCTTAGTATGTTTCCAATGGCACGTCTAAATCTTTGGAGTAAAGTTAAACTGGAGTCTTTTGTTATTATCTTTGAAAGTTTTTCTTGAAACTGAGGGTTACTCATTGCTTCAGACATAAACTCGTCAATGTTTTGTGTACCATATACTGTGTCTAATCTATCTACAGCTTGATTAAATATTTTCTTTAGACTTACAACTGGGCTTGACTGAGAATTATCTTTTATCTCTGCAGATACCGTAGCGTGTGTCATTTCATGTAACAACGTGTGTACATTAATGCCTTCTACCGAGTCTAGTTTTATAGTGTTTGTAGTCGGACTAAATATACCTGCTCTACCTTTGCCAAGTTTATCTACAATCTGTAGTTTGGTTGTGCCAACATTGTTTAATAAAGTACCCGCAAGTTTTTGTATTGCCGCGTTTGGACTTGTTGTTTGCAACCCTGCAAGAGCGCCTCTCAAATCGCCATCCATAAGCGAGGCTTTTACAACAGGGTGCATGGGTATATCTAGAACTACAGCGTCTGTGGTTAAGTTATAGTCTTTTGCTTTTAGACCACCCTTAAGAGATATGTTACCTTTATTAACAGCCCTATCACTTCTAGTATATTCTCTAAGTTCTCTTGTAAAATCTACAGTTGTACCTTTTCTTAAATCTTCTTCAAAACGTTTGTCAGCTTCAGTTTTCTTTTTAAGTTTAGCTCTATCTTCTGCGTCAATTTCTTCTCTAGTTTTTTGTTCTGTTAAATCTATTTCAGCTTCTCTACTTTGATCTAGTTCTTGCCTAACAACAAATTGATTTGCACTTTCACCTAAATTAGCTTTTACCCATTTAAGCGCGGCTGTTGCACGAACTTTACCCGTGCCTATATATAATGCGTCTTGTACAGCAGTCGCACCTTTTGATCCAGTATAACTAGCTAGACCAAACTCTTTGTCATGCGCCATTGCTCTAAGTGCATCTATTGGTCGTTTGTATTTTCCAAAATATAAAGCTGCTGCTTTCTTAGGAGAAAGTACATTGCCAGTGCCAACAAGCGTTCCTTCTTTTGTGTATTTTATATTTTGCTCGTTTATTAAATTAATAACTTTGCCTTTATCAAAATTATTTGTTGCATCATCCGTTCTAAGACGACTTGTTTTGTCTTCTTTTTTGTAAAATTCAAAATTTGCGGCTCTCAATGCGTCAGGGCTAGCTACGTCAAATATTTCTTCTAATTTATTCTCTAACCGTTTTTTAATATCTGGGTTATTTCTGATTCTTCCTTCTTCTTTATCAAATTTAACTTTAAACGCTCTAAGCCTACTTAATTTTTTACGTTGTCGTTGTTTTCTTTCTTGGGTTTGTCTTGTTGTTTCTCCTGTATCTAACATATACAACCCTTTGTCTTCATACCTCTCAACAAGATCAGGGTTAGTTTTATAAAATCTTTCTAAATTTACTGTTGGTGAACCTGTTTTTCTTTTTAAAATTTGTTTTTTTACTTCTTTCTGAAACGTTGTTGTATCTTCTTCTACATCTTGAGTAGTTGCTTTAGCACCGCGCCTCACAGGTGCAACCACAGGTTCTACTTTTGCTTTAGCACCGCGCCTCACAGGTGCAGCCACAGGTTTTACTGGTGCAACCTCTGTTTCTACTGGTGCAACCACAGGTTCTACTGGTGCAACCACAGGTTCTACTGGTGCAACCACAGGTTCTACTGGTGCAACCACAGGTTCTACTGGTGCAGCGGGTGCAGGTTTTGCGTCTATTAAACTCCCTACATACTCTGCCTCACCTGTCTTTCTATACAAGTCATCTACGTTAACATTTTTAAACAGTGTGTCTATTTGAGCTTTAGTAGCCTTGTCTTGCGTTTCTCTCTTAACGGCTGTAATTACCTCATTAAAAATATCTTCTGGTACTACACCCTTTGCACCTATTGGATTTGCGTATAGTTGATCGAACGTACTAAGAAGTTGTTCTTTATTTTTTATAGTAGCATCTTCTACAACTTTACGTCTCATATTAGCAACAAGCCGTTGTCGTCCTTGTATAACTTCTAATGGAGGAGTATCATACGAAACAGCAGCAGCTTCTCTAGCTTCTTGATCTGCTGCTAATCTTGCAGCAGTTTGTCTTTTTGTTTCTACTGTTTCTCTTGCGGTTCTTGCTGTACCTTCTGGGTCAACAACAATGTCTGGCGGTGCAGGTAATTGTTTTCTAGGACCTTCTAATTGTTTTGCAGGTTCTATTATTGCAGCTTGTGGTTCAAGTTCAGATTTACGTTTTGTTTGCGTTGTGGTTTGTTCTGCTATTTTTTCTCGCGCACGGGCTGCAGGAGTTTGATCTGTTATTGCTTTTGTTGGTGCTATTTGAAGATTTGTAGCAGATGTTGGAGAGTCGGGATACAATTCGCGTCCAATATCAGGACGCGGTGCAGGTAATGCTAAAGGTTTTTCTTGGTCTAAAGCTTGTATTTGATCTGTAATATCAGGTTCTTCTGTAGTTGGGTCTGTAGGAGTCGGTGTACCTCTAGCACGAACCCTCGGTGCAATCATCTCAGCAAAAGCTTGTACAAAACCACCTACACCTGCGCCGTAGCCAAATGCGTCTTGAGAACCTTCAAACGTACCTTGTTCTGGGTTGTATATACCCTGTTCAATAAGATTTTGACCTACGTTAGCTCCAAATTCTTGTAGCCCTTCAGCTCCTGCTTGTTTGAACACACGTTTCCCTGCTTCTATATACCCTTTGGCAAGTTTTCCACCTACATTTTTACTAAACCTACCAAGTAACAAACCTACAGGTAATAGTTCAGAAGCTCCTACAACCCCTCCAAGTATAGAAGCTCTAGCTCGTTCTGCAGGAGTTGCTCCTGCTTCTCTTGCTCTTTCAACAGCTTCACCCATACCTGCGGTTACAGCTAATGTACCACCTGCTGCAGGATTAACAAGAGTTGCTCCAAGTATACCTCCAAAAGAACCGAGTGCTTCACCAAACTTACGAGGTATAGCAGTTGCCCCTACGCCTACATTTGCACGCGGGGCTAGAG